GGAGTTGTGTGATATGTGTGAAAATTTAGGAATTTATAAACCTATTAACAACACAAATAAATTTTGCGGAACCCATATAAGAGATAATTAATTTTTTTTTTTTAATATCTGTATATATTACACACACACAATGGTTTATACTTCACCTTGGGCTTTAGCAGCTAAATTGAATATGGCATTTGTACTACCTATGATAATTTATATTATTTCACTGTATGAAAAAAATGAATATTTTAATATGGTCGTACTCACCAGTATACCTTTATATATTTTGGTTTTACATAGATATTTATTATCAGGAATTAGAGATTTAAGTGCTTTACAACTCCCGGCAGCTATAATTATAATTTCTGGTTTACTTTTGGCTACTAAAAAGTCGTGGAAAAATTCTCTGCGCGACCCAGATAAAAATTCTAAAAATAAAACAACAAGTGCTTCCATATATGGAAGTATTCTCCTACTAACGAGCATTATGTTGGGTGGATTCTCTGTGGTAGAATTTGATAGTTTTATTTATTAATTGCGTATTACAAATCTGCGTCCAAAATAATAAATGAGAGCAGCTAAAATAGCTGTAATAACTATACCAACATTACTCCGAGCCCCATCAGAGCCTAAAAACTGAGGAATGGTTTGAGCTAATTTTTCTTGGACAGGACGCGCAAACGCTACCACGGCCACAAGTCCCACAAATAGGGCTTCCAGCTGTTCGTCTGTTAGATTGAGTGGATTTTTAGATGGAGGTGCGGCAGGGGGTGTATTGTCTGCTGACTGTTGTTGAGGAACTTGTTGTTGATAGGGAAGACCTTGCTGTGGTGGGAGACCTTGCTGTGGTTGAGAACCCCCGGTACCCATCATGACGGGAGCTCCGCCTCCCAAGTCCGTAATACCCATAACATCATCAAGTGGTGTGGAATCCATTGTCGTCTTTTGTTCTTTACTTATATTTTTTTCTTCAGGATTGGGCACAATACTATTATTAATTGGAACCATCCCTGAATTTTCCCCATTATTGGAGAGATCTAAAGTTTCGATACGCGTTGCCATCTTTTACTTTTCAATTATATTTGTTTAAAAAAATAAAAGCGCAATTATTTTCTTTTCACTACTTTTATGGGTGGTTTTTTTGACTGGACTGGTTGTGGTTCTCTGTGAGTAACACGGTTATGATGGGTATTGTAATTATGTTTGTGGAAGTTCCATAAAGAAGGGGATCCAATTTTAAAATTTTTTCTAATTTTAGCTTTATACCAAAATACACAATCCTGAATTTTATTACTTTTTGAAGTATTATCCAGAACCAGACACTCATAATTTTCGGTACAGGCTGTCATTACTTGATTGAATGCATCAAAAGAAGGAAAAATTCCAAAAAATGATTTGTAAAGTTTTTCTCTGTTTTGAATTACATTCTCTCTTAAAATAAAAATATAATCCACATTCGCTCGTAGGTCCGGAGTAAGATCCATACAATACTGCATCGTCAACATGAAAAAAAGTTGCCAATGCCGTCCATTCATGAAACACTGCCTTATACACACATCTTTCATGAATTTTCTATCGTACATACAGTCATCCAGCAGTACAAAAGCCGGACTCTTCTTTTTATTTCCTCCTCCTATGAGTTTCTTCTGACGAGCTAGAACTCTTTCTATGGCTTCTTTTTCATAGTCACTGTAAATAAAGAGATCTGGTACAAACTGTTTATAGTGCTGATTACCTTCTTCAGTAGCAGACATTACAATTCCAGCGGGCAAATGTTTTTTATAATAAAGGATATCCGTTACCAGGGTTGATTTTCCCGTTCCTCTTTTTCCGATAAATACACAAACTTTATCATCACCCATAGTTTCGGGTTTAAACTTCTTTAATTGAATACTCATATCCGTTGAAATACAACAGGAAAATTTACACTCTAAATTTTCTCAGTTTAAAGTAAATAAAACTATGGCGACCGGTCGTATACAAGTTGCTGCTGTTGGAATTCAGGACTACTTTATAACAGGTAACCCTGATATTACCTATTTTAAAGAAAAATACAACAAACACACCAAATTCGCACTGGAGATTTTAGATAATACTTTCGAGGGGAAAGTTGATTTTGGTCATACTATCTCCTGTATAATCCCACGTAAAGGTGATCTCATAAGAAATATGTACCTTCGTATTGAATTGCCCCCCCTCGCCGGGGGTCCACCGGCTTCTTGGGGCTATACTAACTCCATTGGAAATGCCATTATTGAATACGCTGACCTTCTTATTGGTGGACAATTAGTGGAAAGACTTACAGGCGAGTATATGGAGATCTACAATCAACTCTATATTTCTCAGTCTCAACAAAAAGCCCTCGAAATTATGGTTGGAACAACGAATAGTAGGACAGGACTAGGGATTGCTACTATTGCCACCGGCTATCCATATACTTTTATGGTACCTCTCCCGTTTTTTTTCAACAGAGTGGATTCCCTGAACGTACCTCTCATCGCTCTTACTAAACAAGAAGTTGAAGTTCGAATTAAACTCAGACCTATAAGCCAATGTATTGTAGATACTTCTGGTGGCACCACTTGGCCGCCTGATATGTCTGAACTGTATGTTTTAAACACCACTTTACCGGTGGAATATGTATTTCTAGATAATGCTGAAATTAACTATTTTATGAATAACCGATTGGATTATCTTATTACTCAAGTTCAATTAGCCCAAAATAGAACAGACATCAATGATGTTGCTCACGGGAACCAGTATAAACTTAACTTTATTAATCCAGTCAAAGAACTGTTTTTTGTAATCCAAACCGCAAATCTTGTGTCCGAGAATTCATCATGGAATGACTGGTTTAATTTTGGAAATTGGGAGGAATCAACGGTCCAAAATCCGAGGTACCACCAACTTAACAAACTCCAACTGGATTTTAATTATGAAACTATAATTTCCTCTGAAGTAGCTGACGCCACGATGATGTTTGGTACTCAGGCATTGCTTCATCATACACGAGTGCCAAACACGGAAAGTAATTGCCTAGTGTACACCTACAGTTTTGCTATCGATCCGGAATTATATTTACCTACGGGACAGGTAAATATGAGTAGAATCCAAAATCAACTCTTAACTATGCATTTGAATCCAACCAGTGACCCACAATCTGAATTGAAAAACATCAGGGTGTATGCTATAAGTTACAATGTTTTGCGAATCGAAGATGGTCTGGCCGGATTGCTATTTATAGATAACAGTAGATAGTAAAGTAAGAAACACCATGGAGGACCAGATCATTCAGACTAGTATTGAACTTATTCTTCCAGTGATGGAAAGTGCTATGATATACGCCGCAGACTACTCAAAAGCTTGTAAACGTACTTACGTTCATTCTATGGATATGAAATATGGACTTCGTTATGCTGCCCGCCACGTTACGGGGAAGAAAGTTGGATCTTTCTTCCCAGAAATTTATGAAGAGGAAAGCGAGAGTGATGATGAGGAACGTGACGACGTTGAAGTAGTCGAGGAAGAGGAAGATGATTTTACTCGATATACAGGACCAGAACAGCTCTTCAACGATATAAACGAAGCCTATGATACATGGGATGACTGGGTGCCGGAAAATCCCATAGAAAAAATGCTTAAAGAATCAGTAGATAGCCAGTCTAATTAATGATTAATAAAAAACTCCTAAAAAAATTGGTGAATGTGGGTAAAGATTTTCCAGAAGGATTAAATTTAAACGATTTAAAACAGTTTGGTGAAATTTACCCCGATTCCCATTCAGAAAGTGAAACGGATGACGACGACAATAATTTTTTAGACTCAGAATCTCAAATAGAAACTGATACCGAACTTGATGATGATGAAAGTTTGATCAGTGATTCAGAGGAACCCCCGACAACTTCTACCCCTAAAAAAAAACAGCGTACTGCTTCGCCTAATATAAATCCAGCTCATCAAATTCTCCAGGAGGAAACTGATTTTGTTATAGAAAAATAATTTTTTTTTCTTTTTTATATATATATACAACCATGGACGCTTCTCTCAATAATCTCTCAACCCAACTCGCATCCATGGCTCAATCCATTGAGTCCCAGGGTCTCAACTCACTGGTTACGGGCTTCAGCTTTGCCGCCGCTATCGCGTGGATGGATGTCGTTCGCGCCGTGGTCGGGAGTGTAATGGTGAAATCCAAGAACGGCGTTATGAACGCCGCGCTTGTGGGTCTTCTTACCACGCTGCTCTCAGTAGTAGTGTTTCTGGTCCTATCTCGCCTGTCCAACAAGGTCCGCGAGCCACGGCAGCCCGTCTACGCTGTTATGTGAACAGCATAAAAAATAACCCAGAAAGTAAAAAAATAAAAGATATAATAAAAATTCTTTTTTTATTGTCGTTATCGGTCCTTTTAGGAGGATCCAGCCCTGGTAAATCAACTGGCGGTGGTAATTCCAAATTTTTTCGAATATCTTCACCTATGGGAATATTTGCCCTTAAAGTATCCAGTTTATCTAGATTACAATGGATTTTAAACTTAAGCGTATGATTTTTATATCCAAAATCATACGGTATAAGCTTTCCGCCTATGGTGTAATAAAAACGAATTTTCAGTTTGGTAATATTTTTTTCATGACCTTTGTGGAAATAATCCTCTATAGGGTAGCCTCCTTGATAAGTTAGATACTCATTCCCTTGATAACTATCATACGTTAGGATTCTTCCAAAATAACAGGATTCTGTTTTATCCAGCTCGACGTTGGACGTAGAATTTTGTTCTCCGAAACTAAATTTTCCGCTGGAAATGTATACATCTTTCCCTAAATCATCACCGTCGCCATTTACAGTGAGACGCAGAATAAGGGATGTGGGCGGATACAAATTAATTGGACCGGTAGTTAAAGTAAAAGGTCCGACTGAAGTACTCTCAATATCTTGGTGTGGTAATCCCAAAATACTCGCCGGCGTTCCATTTGAGGAGGTGGTATTGAAACCATTTATTCCGTTATAAAAATTAAAGGTAAATTGTTGGGAGGGGTGTTCAAACGTAAGTGAGTTTGTGTCACTATTATACACAGTGGGAGACATACTCAACGCTGGTAAGGCAGCAGCAAAAGAGGCATCCAAAAGAATACCCATCGCGGTGCCATCCACAACATTTTGATTTGGTAAACTGACATGAGTGGGAACTCCTCCAATGGAGACGGAAAAAGTATTATTTGTCCCACAAATAAGCGTTTGGGAAATCGGAATTTTAGCAGCCCTGAGTTCCATTTTGGAAACATTATACAGCGGTCTATTCAAACATACAGTATAATCTTGGGGAAAGGGATACTCATTTGGATCTCTTTGATCGCTATTAATATCTAATAGGACATCCATATTATTAACATTTATATACAAAATTAAATCTTAATAATTTATTCAAATTTTTAGG